AAAGCAGTCTATTCAGACGGAGCAGGAAGTGGAGCAGCGTTTGTTGACGCTTTTGCTAGTCTTAGCGTAGTAGATTTAAAAGTACAAGACGATTTAACCGTAACTGACGATATGACTGTTGGTGGTACTTTGGGTGTAACAGGAGTTTTAACAGCAACTAGCCTAGACATCTCAGGCGATATAGACGTAGACGGAACAACTAACCTAGATGTGGTTGATATAGATGGAGCTGTTGATATGGCTACAACTTTAGCAGTAGCTGGAAATGTAGACTTTAACGGTGACTTAGATGTTGATGGTACTACTAATTTAGATGTAGTAGATATAGATGGTGCTGTAGACTTTGCATCTACAACAGCTCACGCAGGTAATGCAACCTTTGCTGACAATGCAAAAGCAGTCTTTGGTGCAGGTTCAGATTTACAGATTTATAGTGACGGTACAAACAGTCGAATTTATGAAAGTGGAAGTGGGTTATTAATTGTTCGTGCATCTAACTTTAATGTAAATAATGCTGACGGTTCGGACAGTTATATTACTATGCAAGACGGTGGTGCTGTTATTGCATATTACGATGGCTCAGCCAAACTAGCCACAACCAACACAGGCATAGACGTAACAGGTGTTATAACTACTGACGGTCTTACAACAAGTGCAGATATAAATTTTGGCGATGATGACAAAGCTATATTTGGAGCTGGTTCAGATTTACAGATTTACCATGATGGTACAGATAATCATATTATTGCAGATACATCAAATTTAAACATCCAAGTAGTGGGTGGAGGAAGTATTAATCTAGGGGATAAGTTTGGTAATACATTACTTCAAGTAAATGATAATGCTGATGTAAAGCTATTTCATGGAACTACTCCAGCAGAAAAACTAGCCACAACCTCAACAGGTGTTCAGATAACAGGCAACATAGCTAACGCTTCAGGCGACCTAACACTAGACGTTGCAGGAAACATCCTTCTTGATGCTGATGGCGGTGCAGTTAAGTTTTTAGATGGTGGCACTGGTTTTGGTGAGGTGTTTAAATCATCTAGTAATATGGTTGTGTATTCTTCAATTAGTAATGGTGACATGAAGTTTATGGGCAACGATGGCGGCAGTAACATCACAGCCCTCACCCTTGATATGTCTGCTGCAGGTGCAGCTACTTTTAATAATCATATTACTACAGGTGGAAATCTTTCCTTAGGTCAAACAACAATTTTTCCAACTACAGGATTAATAAGCCACACTAACAACTACCTATATATGGAAGGTGGTTCAGGTGGAATTATTTTGAGAAGTGCTTCTGGCGGCTCTCAAATGATGTTTATTACTCCTTCTGAAGTAGTAGTAAATAACGATTCTGCAGATATGGACTTCAGAGTTGAATCAAACAACAACGCTAATATGCTGTTTGTAGATGGTGGTAATGATAGGGTTGGTATAGGAGTTGCTCCTACATCTGTATTTGAAGTACAAGATTCAAATAGTGTTTCTATAAAATTTGGAGATTTAGCAGCTTATCCTAATAATGTTGTACCTTGTTTTATAGGTACAGGAACTTCTGATTTAGCAGGTACTAATGGTGATTTGGTATTCGTACCAAGAACAAGTGACGGTGGTAAACTAATATTTGCTACAGGAGATGCAGGTGCAGCTTCTGAAAATATGCGTATTCTTAATACAGGCATTGTTATTAATGAAGGTAGTGCTGATAGAGACTTCAGAGTTGAATCAAACGGCAAAACCCACATGTTATTTGTTGATGGTGGTAATGATAGGGTAGGGATTATGAACTCTGCTCCTGCTACAAGTCTACACATAGGTGACAGTTCTGGGTCACAACAAATCCGTCTAGAAAGTAATGGTGGTGGTGCTTCAATTAAAGGCACGGATACAGTAAATAATGCAAGCTCTGGCTATACAGTCGGACATCTTAATGGAACTAATAGGTATGAGCTTACAATAGGCACTATACCAATTTTTGACATGTATAAAACCGCAGTTATCTTCAATGAAGGTAGCGTGGACATGGACTTCAGAGTTGAATCAAATGGCAACACCCATGCTTTATTTGTTGATGGAGGAACTTCTAAAGTAGGTATTAACAAATCGGCTCCTGATAGAGCTTTACACGTTAATGCAGAAGGTGCAAGTGATATTGCTACTTTTCAAAATAATTCAGGTAGTTATACATTTGGAAAAACAGCAAATCTAGGTAGTCTTGATTTAGCTTCTGATGCAAGTTTTAGACTCAGACACGGTTCAACAGAGTCTGTTCGTTTTGGTCCAAGTGCAACAATCTTCAATGAAGGTAGTGCAGACATGGACTTCCGAGTTGAATCAAACGGCAACAGTCACATGTTCTACCTTGATGGTGGTAATGACCAAATAATAATTGGCAGTAATGTTGCTAATAATAATGATAGTGCTTTTTTTGATACTAATGGTATCTTATCTATTGCTCGTACTTCTGGTACTGGAAGAACTATGGTGACATTTAGAAATGCAGGTTCTACTGTTGGTACAATTTCAACAACAACATCAGCTACAACATATTCAACATCATCAGACGGAAGACTCAAAGACGTTACAGGCTCTGCAAGAGGTTTAGAAGTAATTAATGAACTTAATCCAGTAGCTTACAACTGGAAATCATCAGGACAAGCTGACGAAGGTTTAATAGCTCAAGAAGTATTAGACATAATACCAAACGCTATACATAAAAATAGTGAAGAATATTACGAAATGGATTACAGTAAATTAGTAGTTCACTTAGTTGCAGGTATGAAAGAACAACAAACACAGATTGATGCCTTACAATCTGAAATTAACTTATTAAAAGGAGAATAATTATGGCAATAGGATATACTTGGAACGTGTCAACAGTTGATACTTACCCAACACTAGATGGTAATGCAGACGTTGTTTATAACGTGCATTGGAGATTAAACGCAGAAGATGATGCTAATCAGGATGCTGATGGCAACAACTGGACTGCTACATCATACGGAACTCAATCTGTAGATACTTCAGACTTGTCAAGCTTTACAGCTTTTGCAGATTTATCTGCTTCAGACGTACAAGGCTGGGTAGAAGCTGCTATGGGTGAAGATGCTGTAACAGCTTTAAAAGCTGGTCTAGATGCTCAAATCGCATTACTTATCACACCAACATCCGTTACTAAAACTATAGGTTAAACATGGCACTATTGCCTGTAACTCCGCCAGCTGGCATAGTCAAAAACGGTACTGACTATGCTAACAAAGGTCGTTGGGTTGACGGCAATCTCGTGCGTTTTGAAAACGGATATCTCAAGCCGATCGGCGGTTGGTCTAAACTAAAAACTACAGCACTTGATGGTGAGCCTATAGGTATGTATGCCTATAAGGACAACCTAGGTGCATCTATATTAGCTGTCGGTACAAGACAAAAGGTTTATGTCTTATACGACAACACATGGACTGATATAACACCATCTGGCTTTGTAAACGATGCCTCTAATGATCCTCTTGGTTATGGTGCATACCACTATAACGTAGAAGATTATGGCGATGCTAGAAGTCAATCTGGACTACCTCTTGATACAGGTCATTTCTCCTTTGATAACTGGGGTGAGGATTTAGTCTTTTGTTTTTCTGGTGATGGCAAGATATACAAGTGGAGGCCAGTTTCAGGCGGTACAGCTGATACCATAGGTACAGTTGTAACAAACGCTCCTACAGGCTGTCAGGCTGTCCTAGTAACCAATGAAAGACACTTGGTTGCTATTGGTTCTGGTGGAGATCCTAGAAAGGTAGCATGGAGTGATAGAGAAGATAGAAACACTTGGACATCTAAAGCTACTAACACAGCAGGTGATGTACAAATACCAACAGGCGGTAGAGCTTTGCTAGGTGTTAAATACCAAAACGATGTCATAGTCTTTAGTGATACTGGTATAGATAGAATGAGCTATGTAGGCTCACCTTTTGTGTATGGTATAACCGCAGCAGGTGCAAACTGTAAAGCAGTAAGTAGAAGATCAGTCGTACAAACAGGAAACTTTTTAGCGTGGATGGGTGAAAACTCATTCTTTGTTTACGATGGTGTTGTAAGAGAAATACCATGTGATGTGCATGATTATGTATATGACCAACTAAATGTACCAGGAAGGAAAGCATGTTGGGGTGGACACAACTCTAACTTTAACGAAATATGGTGGGGTTTCCCAAGCGGAGATGGTGTTTATTTACCAAACAAATATGTAATTTGGAATTATTTAGAAAATACTTGGTCTATAGGTTCTTTAGATAGAGGTTGTTGGATTGACCAAGGTGCGTTTGATTATCCTATAGCTGGTGATTCAGCTGGTTTTATTTACCAACACGAATCAACCACATTATCTAATTCTCCAAACTTAAACAGCGATGTGCCGTTTTGTACAAGCGGTCCAATAGAATTAGGTAATGGCGATAACTATGTACAATGTAATCAGATTATTCCAGATGAAGAGGCAAACACATTACCAGGTGTGACAATAAGTTTTAAAGGTAAGTTTACCCCATTAGGTAGCGAGACAGACTTTGGTAGTTTTACCTTTGAGAATGATGGATATACCGATGCTAGATTTACAGCACGACAAGTACAGATGACTGTAACAGGTAGCACAACACAGGATTTCCAAGTTGGTAATATCAGACTTAATTTAAGAAACAGAGGTAGAAGATAATGGATCTATCCTCACAAAGACAATATATACAGCGTGCAATTAATGTTAAATATTCTTTTGCAGCTACAACACAACAAACCATATATACTGCACCAACTGGTGATGATTTTACTTTTGCTATTATAAAAGGTTTTTTAGCTTGCGATCATGGTAATCAGCAAACCAATTTAGATGTATCTATAACTGATACAGGCTCTAATGAGTTTTTTATTTATAAACAACATAATATAGCAGCACACGCTACTGAAGAATTACAAACCAATGCAGGCATAGTTATACAACAAGGCGAAATATTAAAAGCACAAGTAAGCCATGCAAACATACATTTAGTTTTAAGCATTATAGAATATGGTAAAGGCGACTAATACAGTAGTTGAATTACACCCAAAGGAGCAAAGAGAACCTTGGGAAATTGAATGGGAAAGATGTAAACCCTATATAGCAAAGGCTGTAAAACATCAAGATGCCTATACAATTGATGATGTAGAGGATAAAATAAGGAATGGAATAGCTTTATTATGGCCAGGCAAAGAATCAGCTATAGTAACTGAATTTGCTTTTTTTTCTAGAAAAAAAATTATGCACATTCTTTGCGTATCTGGTAAATTTGAAGAGCTAGAAGAAATGTTTAAATGTATTGAAAATTATGCAAGAGAAGTTGGCATAAAAAAAATAACAGGAAGCGGTCGAAAAGGATGGCTTAGAAAAATAAAACATCTGGGATTTAAACCAGATTATGTAGTAAGTAAAGATTTATAGGAAAAGAATATGGCAGATCCAATGACAATAGCAGCAGTAGTAGGAGCTGGAGCAGCGGCTAAACAGGCTTTTGATCCTGAAACACCAACTACAACAAGTCAGCAAGAACTTGATCCAGCAACACAACAAAGGTATCAACAACTTTTTAGTAGAGCGCAAGGCGTAGCTCAACAACCGTTTATACCTTATACAGGTCCAATGGTTGCTGGTTTTTCTCCAGACCAATTACGACAGTTTCAAGCTACTAGAGGTTTATTTGAAACTGGTATGGGTTTTGACCCAACTAAAGGCTTGCAGGCACTAGCACAAGAACAAAGACCAATGACCTCACCAGTAGGTTCTTTACTTACAGCAGATATAGGTGCTTATCAATCACCGTATCAACAACAAGTTATAGATGCAACTATGCAGGATATACAGCGACAAGCTGACATAGCGCGTGGTAGCGCGCAGGATAGAGCAATCAGAGCAGGTGCTTTTGGTGGTTCACGTTCTGCAATATTAGAAGCAGAATCACAAAGACCTTTTGCAGAGGTTATGGCAAGAACATCTGCTGAACAAAGAGAAAGAGGTTACGGTCAAGCTTTAAGAGCTGCCGAGTCTGATATAGCAAGACAACAACAAATGGCACAGTTTGCACCAGAACTTGAGTTAAGAGCAAGACAACAACAAGCAGGACTGCTTGGCGGTTTGCAAACAAGTCAATTACAAGGTCTTGGTTTATTAGGTGGTATAGGACAACAACAGCAAGCATTGCAACAACAAGCTATCGGAACGCAAAGAGGTGAGTTCGAAAGAGCGTTAGCTTATCCACAACAACAATTAGAATCACTAAGACGTTCTATAGCTGGCATGACACCTGCAACGACCACATTTGAATCAAGAACACCAGGAACTTACGAAAGAGCGCAGGCTGGTATAGGGCTTTTAAACACACTAAGTCCTTTGTTTAATCCACAACAAGCACAAACAGGACAGCTTCCACAAGTAAACTTACCATCTACACTACCAAATCCAGGATCAGGCTCAACTTTTGGAACAGGTTTACCAGGACTAGGATAAAGATATGGCAATAGGAGATTTTTTTAAAGGAATAGGTCAAGGAGTCGGCAGAGGTCTTACAAGAATTGGCGGTTACGACCCCATGCAACAAGTATCTTCAGAAGAAGCTGCAAGGCGTAGACAAGCTGGTTTATCTGCTCTAGAAAGAAGTTTAGGCAGGTCGTCTGCTATATTATCTGGTGATCCTAGAAGAATAGCTTTAGCTGAAGAACAAATGCAAATGGCGGAGTCAGAGAAAAAAGAATCTGAGTTGAACAAAAAATTAGATGATGCTATTGATAATTCTAATTTACCACAATCACAAAAAGATTTATTAAAATCATTAAACACACAAACTAAAGCTCAAACTTTAATGCAAGCTTATGAGCCAACAAAAGAAGATTTAACAGCTGCACAAAAAAATCTTCAAGCTTATCAAGAAATAGCAAAAACAGGAACGCCTGATGAAATTGCTATAGCTAAAGCTGCTTTAATTGGTATAAGACAGGGTAAAAGTAAAGAACAATTAAAAAATGAAGTTGTTGCAAGTTTAATAAAACAAACCAATCCCAATACTTTTGAATCATACACAAAAGAAGAAATAGAACAACAAATAAAAATATTAGATGAGTTTTATGGAAAATCTGAAGAAATAGAAACTGATGAGAATAAACCTCTGACTTTTTCAGTACAAGGTTACACGATAGAAGAGGGTTAATATGCCCACCTATAGAATCACAAATAAAGACGGAGTAAGTTTAAAAATTACTGGTGAACAACCTCCGACAAAAGAACAGTTAGATAATATATTTTTACAATATAATAAACAAAAAATAGAAACATCTCCTGTTCAAGAAACCTTACCTCAACAAGTAAAATTAACAGAAGAAGTTGTTAAGCAAGATCCTAAATGGATTGAGGCATCTAAGTCTATTTACAAATGGAACGAGGGTATAGATGCCCCAAATTTAGAAACAGATCAAGATTATGCTGCTTATGGTTTAGATTATATGGGTAGGTTTAATTATAACTTGCCCCAAATGACTGTTGAGGCAAATCAATTAAAAGATGCTACGGATAAACAAAAGCAAGATTTTATTACACTTATGGACATGTATGATAAAAAGTCTGCTAGTTGGTCTGGAGCAGGTAGATTATTAAAAGGTTTAGCAACAGATCCAACAACCTATGTTGGTCTTGGAACATTAGGTGTTGGTACTGCTGGCGCACAAGCCGTAAAACAAGCTATCAAAGAAGGTGTAAAACAAGGAACTAAAGCTGGTTTAAAACAAGGCGCAAAAATAGGTTCGATAGAGGGTGCTGTTTATTCAACAGCTGATAATGCTTTAAGACAAACCGCAAAAATAAATGCTGGAGTACAAGAAGAGTTTGATTTGGGGGAGTCTGCAAAGGCCGCTACTATTGGTGCAACAGCTGGTGCTGGATTAGGTGGCCTTATAGGTGGAATTGGAACTAACATAGCTGCTAGATCAAAATTAAATCAAATAGTTCAAAGAGAGGAGTCAACATTACAAAAGAAAAATGTTGATATTGAGCAAATAGAAAAAGAAACACAACCAATAATACAAAAAGAGATAACAGGAGAAGCCGAACAAACTATAAAACCAAGCACACAACAAGAGACACCTCTTACACAAAAACTACAAAAAATATCAGAACCTATAAAAGATACAGAAGTTTCTGCTGAAGAAATAGCCTCTGGTTTGTTGGGAAAGAATTATCAAAAAGTTGCAACGCAAGCGATAGACTTTGTTAAAAAACCTTTTATTAAATATTCCCCTTTAAAAACATTACCAGATCAAGAAAAATATTTAACATTGCGTGGCTTGGCAACTGGTAAACTGCAAAAAGTTAGAGATGTTACAAGGGGTGTTTATGATACTTTTGCAAAATTAAATCCTGAAGATAATTTTGCTGTAAGACAATACTTAACAAAAAAAGCTAATCTTAAAAGTATACAAAATCCTGTTGTAAGATCGAAAGCAAAAGAATTAAGAGAGTCTATAGATTTTGTAGGTGAGTCTTTGGTAAAAGCAAATATTCTTTCTAAAGATGTGGTTGATGCAAACAAGGAATCATATCTTCCAAGAATGTATCTTAAATATTTAGATAAAAAAGGAAGAATGGATTATACAAAATCAAGAAAAGACCTTGACGATGCAACTGTAGAATTTTTAGGAGAAGTAAAAGATATATCTTTACAAGGTTCAAAAGCCATAGAAGATCCTATGTCGGATATTGTTAAATATAGTTTATTTGAAAAAATAGCAGAAGATCCTAAATGGACAATACAATCTGGTTTAATTGATTTTCAAGGCAAAAATGTTAGTCCTGTTTGGATGGCTGAAGAAAAAGATAGGATTGCAAATGAGATTGTTAGAAAAATTAGACCTAAAGAAGATAGAAAAATTGTAGAGTCAATGGATTCTTTAATAGACCAAGCCAATCTTAATATTAAAAAATCAGACTTAAAATTATATAAACAAGTTCCAAATGCAAAACAGTATGGTTCTTTAAGGGGTTCATATATAAGAAAAGAAATATATGATGATTTAATTTCTGCTGGAGATTTTATAAATCCAAAAGATAACTTTGCAAAATCTGTGTTGGGTGATTCTGGAGCAATAACTCAAGCAACAAAATTATGGAAAATGAGTAAGGTTGCTTTAAATCCACCATCACAAGTTCGTAATGGAATTTCTAATGTTATCTTGTTAAATCTTTCTGGAGTGCCTTTAAGAAAAATACCAACAAGATTAAATCAAGCTCTAAACGATATGAGACAAAATGGTCCTTATACAGAAATAGCAAAAAAATATGGAATATTAGACTCAACATTTTCAAGACAAGAAATGATTGATATTAATAAGGCATATTTAAAAGCAAAGGCAAAAGAGACTGGAAATATTGTAGATAGAATAAAATATATTGGCGGTGCTATATCTGAGATAGGAACTAACGCTTATCAAAAAATGGAAATAATAGGTAAGACAGCAAAAATTATTGATGAAATGTCTAAGGGTGTTGACGAGGCAAACGCTGCTTTAAGAGCGCAAGAAACATTATTTGATTATTCTTTAGTTCCTCCGTCAGTAAGATATTTGAGAAATGCACCAGTAGGTATTCCATTTTTAACTTATTATTATAAAGTCCTACCAAACTTGCTAGAAACAGCAATTAGATATCCAGAAAGATATCTTCCATATTTAGCTATACCATATGGTATGCACGAAATAGTAAAACAATATCAAGGAATTACATCAGAAGATATTAAAACAATAAAACAATCTATGCCTGAGTGGATAAGAGACAATGGTAATGCTTTGATATTGCCGATTAAAGATGAAAATGATAAATGGCAAGTATTAGATTTTAGTTATTTTTTACCTTATGCAATGTTTACAGGCATGGTTAAAGATGTGAAAGAATTAGAATTTCAAGAAGCTTTATCTAAGTCTGGTGTTTTTGGTGGCCCACTACCTCAAACAATTAGTGCTATACAAACCAATATAGATCCATTTACAAAAAGAGAAATTGTTAATGAATATGATCCTGAATCAAAACAGTTGGCGGATATGATGTTATATGCCTATAGAATGGCAGCTCCAACATGGCTAACGGATATTGGTTTTGCTGGTAAACTTTTACAATCAATTAATAAAGATGTAAATAGATTTGGTGATCCAAAAGTAACTAAAACTCAAGCAGTTTTAAGATTAGTTGGTACAAACATATATCCAATAGATCCTCAGAAAAGTAGAACAACTAATATTAAATTTATGCGTAATGAAATTTCAAGAATTAAAGCTAGAAGAACTAGAGTTTTAAAAGATAAAAACTTAACCATGGAAGAAAGAAAGAAATTACAAGAAAAATATCTTGAAATGTTGCAAGATAGACAAGATCAATTAAAAGATTACATTAAAGAAAGCAAGTTAACTGAAGGATTAAAATAAACCCCATGCCACGCCAATCTGAAAGAGTTGGCCGATCTGGAGAATACTTAGTAGCCTCGCTACTTTCTTTACACGCAGATACTGTGACGATAGTTCCACATAGCGCGGAGGCAGACATCATCTTTGATGTTGACCATACGCTATACAAGTGCCAGGTTAAAACACAATCAAAAATACAAAACTGTAGAGTGTCATGGATATATGACTTTAGGCGTGGCGCTTATACCAAAGAAAGATTCTATTCAGAAGATGCTATAGATGTTTATGCTTTGGTTGCTTTAAAGCATCAAACAGTTAAGTTTATGTTTCCAGAGGGTCTAAAGCAGATAAGTTTTAAAGACGAGGATGTTCAAGCGTGGGACACGCTAAAGAATACAAAAGACCTATTTAAAGAGCTTCGATGTCAACAGACACTTTAGGTTTTTCGTAATGCTTTACAGAGTTCATACCTAAAGATATTAGATACTCAACCACCTTATGTGGTTCTTTCTGTTCAGTCTCACAAAAATCCTTAAACTTTTTAGCAAGATGTTTGTTTATATATACAGGCTTTCTTCCGTTCCTTTCGTTTAAGATACGATCATCAAACTCATATAAATTCATAGCTACCTCATGGTTATAGAGAAACTTCTACTGAATAGTCTCCTATATTATTACCTTTAGCATCTGTTCCGTAAACCATCTGTAATTCAAGATCTATAAAGTGTTTGGCTTTTAACAAGTCAGTCACCCTATCCTGTTTCTCTCCTTTACTTCTGGTTATATATTTTAAACAACTACCTAGGTTATAAGACAGGTTGTTAGCGTATATATAATCAATAGGCTGTATCTTAGATTGCTTGTAATGCGTTCCAGCTACTTGGTTATTGGTTGCAAGTTTATCTATCTCTTGGTCCCAATCCTTTTCGTTTCCTATGTTAGTATGTGCGTATACTGTTTTATTCATCATAAATTTCTCCCAAATTTTATTTATTTATATTACCATAATTAGTAATATCGTGTTAGTATAAACAAAAATATTAATAAAAGGGAAATTTATGGATATATTAGAAAAGAATTTTGACATATCAAACACCATAGAAGTTGACGAATTAGCGAAGCGCTGGGGAGTTAGCAAGAAAACAATAGATAACAGACGATATAGAGGACAAGGTCCTAGCTATTTCAAGATTGGTGGAAAGATACTTTATGATCTTAAAGATGTGCAAAAGATGGAAAACGACTCTTATATATCTGTAGATGGCACACGCTAAACTCTCACCTTCAGCAGCAAAGATATGGATGGCTTGCCCTGGCATGCCACAGCTATTGTCTAGCATGCAAGTAGAATACAAAGTAGGCATACCAGCAGCGACAGGTACATTGATTCACGAAATGGTAGAGACACTACTTAAAGGTAGATTAAACAATCTTACAATAGAAGAATACTATTTAGACACAACACATCATGTAGAAGATTTTGATATCACAGTTGACCAAGAGATGATTGATTGTGCTAATACTTATGTAGATTACATAGACAAGAGAATGATGGAGCTTGATGTAGCAAGACCATTGATAGAAGAAAAAGTTAATATGCCAGAAATACATGCAGACTTATGGGGTACAGCAGATGCAATACTCATTGGTAAAGACATGATAGAGATAATAGATCTTAAATCTGGTAAGTGGGCAGTAGAAGCAGACAACCCACAAATGCGTATCTATGCACTAGGTGCATTATCAAGATACGGAGATGACTGCACAGTTCAGATGACCATAGTACAACCAAGAGGTTGGCACAAAGATGGTCCTATTAGATCATATTCCATATCAGCTATTAACTTAGTTGAATGGGCCTATGAAACCTTGAAGCCAGCAGCCGAAGCTTGCTTTGAGGAGATACCCACATACAACTATAGCAAAGACGGATGCCGTTGGTGTAATGCTAAAGATGCTTGTGATACCTATAAACAAAACCAACAGGGAGACTGAAATGGTAAAAGAAAATACAACTGAAAATGTTGATGAACCAACAATAAAATTTGCAGATGATGGCAAGGAACATAAGATAAATGAAATGCCAGACAATGCAAAAGAGTTGATGGCTAGATGGCAAGAGAAGAAACAAGTGAGAGACGAGTTTATTGTTAAAGCCAACAATGATATTGACGACTTAAATACTTTACTTGGTTCATATGAAGCTCGTATGAAAAACATATTAGAGCCAGCAGAAGATGAACCTAAGATTGAGGTGCAGTAATGTCATTAGCTAATATTAGGCAAAAGGCAAAACTTAAACCACCAATCTTAGTATTGTATGGTCCAGGTGGAATCGGTAAAACATCTTTTGGTGCAACCATGAATAAACCAATCATAGTGCAAGCAGAAGATGGTATTGGTAAGATTGAGTGTCCCCACTTTCCTGTAGCTAAAACATATACAGAACTAGAAGGAAACTTAAAGTCTTTAATACAAGAAGATAGCGAATTTAAAACTGTCATAGTAGATAGTTTAGATTGGTTAGAAACTTTGATGCACGACTATGTTTGTGAAAAGAATGGTTGGCCAGATATCAGCTCGCCAGCATACGGAAAAGGGTATAGCGCTACGCTAGAGGTATGGAAAGAGTATCTTGCTCTACTAAATCAGTTGCGAGACAAAGGCTTTACTGTCTTACAGATTGCACACAATGAAGTAAGAAGATATGAAGATCCATCAAGCGAACCGCATGACAGACACCAGATTAAGTTGCATAGAAAAGCAGCTGACTTGGTTATAGAACATAGTGACGCGGTATTTTTTGCTAATTACAAGATAGGTACTATTCAAGTAAAAGGTAAGGGCGGTGGTATGACAACTAAACTAAAGCAAGGAGACAGAACAATCTTTACACAAGAAACACCTGGCTTCCAAGCTAAGAACAGATTTGGTCTTGATAATGAAATGCCGTTTGAGTGGCAAGCCATTAGGGAGCAGATGTTGAAGTGATTGATACTAAAGAACTTAACGAACACTTTTGCGATGATGAACCGCAATACGATGAAGATGGATTTTGTCGTCATTGTGGAGCAAAAGAGGATGAGTGTTCAGAATATAAATGTTGGATTTAAAAAGGAGTAAAAAATGGATTTAACAAATTTTAATGTAGATGCCTCTAGTGAAGGCAAGTCGGCAGTTGAGCCAGGTAGACATGTTCTGCATTGGCAAGGCGAAGAAGAAGCCTTGGTAGAAGGTAGAAACGGATGGCGTGGGTGCAAGATGTATTTTGAGATTGATGGTAGTAGCATCAGATTGAATCATACCTTTACTGTTGGTCACGACAATCCTAAGTATGTAGATAGTGGTGTTAAGTCAATGCTACTCATGGCGCAAGCGATGGGATTAAAAGAACCACCAAAAGATACATCTACTGCCTTTATGGGCAAAAGTGTATCAGCTGAATTAGTCAAAGATGACAATGGTTATCTAAAGATTAATGAGGACTGGGGTAAGACTTGGCAGGCTACTGATAAAAAGCCAGAACCTGTTGATGACAATATTAAAGCTGGTCCCAGTGAAGCAGACTTAGATGCAATGGGTACTACTGTGGCGAGCGAGGATGACGCACCATTTTAATTTTGATGGTAAAAACAGGCCCACTCTTTGTGCATATTGCAAGAATCCGAGTGGGCCACTTCTCTACAAAGATGGAGAACACTGGCTTGGAGCGTGCTGTATGGCTCATTTAAAAAAGATTGGGGAGGGAGAAAGACTACCCAACAAAGCACAACTGAATGATACAGGGATAGAATATTCCATAGCACAAACCAAAGATTTATATTTAGAACTAGCAGGTAAGGAAGATCAGAAACCATTGCATAAATGGGATAGAGATAACAGGAAAAGAATCTTCACAACTATTGTTAGGGAATATCTAAACTGGGCGAATGTGCAAGCGCAGTTAGATGATGAGAGAGCTGCAAATGGATTTAACAAAGTACCTGAAAAAGGACATACTCTATAACGACCTTGGTTTTAGTACAGGTAAGAGTACACATGATTTAATAAACGAGATGCAAGCACAGGGATTGCTTGTAGACTTCTTAGAAATTACTGGCGAGATAATACGAGTACCAGTAAAAGCAATAGCATCAAAGCCTGACACTGGCAGACAAAAATCGGGATACTATGTAGTAAATAGTGTTGGCGAACACATGTTTTGCACTTATGGTAATTGGAAAACTGGTTTTGAGGGCAAGTGGTCAAGCATAGATACTAACCAACTTAGTATTGTAGATAGACAAGAACTACAAAAACAAATGGAAGAGGCTAGTGCTAAGTCGCGTGCAGAAAGGAAGCAAAGACAAGATGAAGTTGCAGTTGAAATGCAAGAAAAGTTTAAGATTTGCCACGAAGCCATTGACCATGAATATCTCACGAATAAAAAAGTTAAAAGTTATGGGTTGAAGCAATTAAATGGTAGGTTAATTGTTCCTGTATATAATACTACAGGACAGATTCGTTCTCTACAGTACATAGATAAAAAAGGCGAAAAAAGATTCGCTTCCGCCTCAGAAATCAAAGGTAATATATTTTTAATCGGTACTACCTTACAAGATTTAAACAAAATAGAAAAATTAATTTTAGTTGAAGGCTACTCAACTGCCGCTTCAGTTTATGAAGCTACCCAAATTCCTGTAGCCTGCGTTTTTAGTGCTAACTTTTTGTTAGATGCAGCCACTAAAACTCGTAGGCTCACAGGTGCTAGATTTATTCTTGCGCTTGATAATGATGAGAGTGGAGTGGGAGAAAAGAAGGCGCAAGAGTGCGCGAGTGCTGTGGTCAACAGTGCGGTGCGATTGCCTAGTGAAGTTGGAGACTATAACGACCTCTATTTAAAACATGGTTTAGATAAAGTTAGAGCTGAATTAATAGACCATAAGCTAGGCATACAAAAGTATGCGATTCGTAATCTTGTAGGTAAGCCAGAGCCACAAAAGTTTTTAGTTGATGGTCTTATTCCTATTGGTAAGCCTGGAATACTTGCCGCAGTTGGTGGCGTGGGTAAGTCGCTAAGTGTCATACAGTTAGCATTATCTGTGGCGTGCGGAGGCAGGTGGTGGGGGAAAGATGTGAAAGAGCGTGGAAATGTAACGATATTTGCGGCCGAAGATGATTTAGCTGAAATACATAGAAGGCTTGATTTGTTAGATCCACAGGGAAGAAGATTTAACAGCGAGTATGAGGTATTTATATTACCAGTGCCAGAACAAAAAGAACCAATGATATTGTTAAAAGAGGAAGGCATAACACCAATAGGAACTGAGTTAGTAGAGGAACTACAAGCGATACCAAATTTAAAGTTGGTTTGTTTTGACCCATTACAAGCATTTACAACTGGTAATGTAAGCAGTAGTAATGAAGTTGGCCAGTTATGGGGTTCTTATTGTGCGAACATTAGCGCCAGACTAGGTTGCTCAACAATCACAGTCCATCATTTAAACAAAGGTGCGTTAACCAATGATTCAGATGATGCTATGTCACATCGTCAAGAAATCAGAGGCGCAAGCTCAATTTTAGATAGTTGTAGGTGGGGAATCGCGTTGTGGTTAGCTTCTGTTGAAGATTGCGAGCGTATCTGTGAAGAACAAAGAGTCAAGTATGACAGAATGACAGTAGTAAAAGCCGCTCTTGTTAAATCTAATTCTGGCAATGTTGATTACTCTACCAAAACATTATTTAGGAAGAATGGCGTACTTGAACCATTAGAAGAATTACAA